ATTAAAGAGTATTTAAACCAGCAACATAGATCTTACCATAGTAGTCAGGACGGATCATCTTCTTAGCGTAACGAGTCATCAAACCTTTACGTGGAGTGAAGGTATTTGGATCGTAAAGAAGTGGAGTCATGATCAATGGCACATATGGAGCAAATACAGCACCACATTCTAAGAACTGAGCACCTTTGTAACCCATTAAGATTACGTTCTCAGTCATGTATGGATTCTTGTAAACCTTATAGCGGCTGTTCAAGCTACCAATTTTCTGGATACCGAAGTTGTATTCCATTTTCTCACCATCACCATCAGCAGCAAATCCAGGAATTGATTCCAAGATTGTAGATACAGTTGGAGATGTAACTAAGAAGTTAGCACCACCACGTAATGTTAACTGATGGATTGTGTTAGAAACTTTCTGTAATTTAGTACCTAAAGTTTGGAACCAACCACCTTGAGTATTGTAATAACCTAAACTTGTAGTAGCACCAGTAGAATCTAAAGCTACATTATTAACTGCAGACCAACGATCAGTAGTATATGCATTTTGGATCAACATATCTAACAATTCTAAATCAATTTCCATTGAAATATATTGAGACAAGATACCAGTTAATTCAGCTTCAGCATCTACGCTATGGTAAGCGTTCAAATCCTGAGCGAATTCTGGAGTCCATTGTGCTTTCAACTTACGAGTTTTAGCAACGATAGCTTCAATCCATAAGTAGTACCTGTTGGGTAACCAGCACCAGATGCATCTTCAAAATCACCACGAGTTGTAGATGTAGGAGCTTCACTATAATACAATGCTACAGTTTGTCCAACATTAGTAGAAATTACAGAAGCAGTAACTAAGAAAGAAGCTGTAGTTTGTGCAGCATTGATTGAAGTAAACTGTTGCAAGTTAGTAGCAGCAGTAATTACTGAACCAGAAGTAATAATGAAAGAGCGAACAGCATTTCCATCAGCACCTGTTGGTAAAGGAACATTGAATTTTTTCCATTGACCAGCAGCAGCAGAAGCTGAATAAGCTTGATCAAAGTTAAAATCAGCCCAACCTGCAGAAGCAGTAACAGCAACTCTTGAAGATGTAAATTGGTTAATTGAATAACCAAATTTACCAGCACCATACAATGAAGATGAAGCGATATCAGTTGCGTTTGTAGTAGCATCAGCTCCATACATAGAACCATCAGCAGTAAATGGAGTTACACCAGTACCATATTTGAAATCCAAATAGAATACAAGACCTGAAGGTAAGTTCATAGGTTGTACACTAACGAATTCTTTAGCAGCGATTTCACCGAATACACGGCGAACCAATGGTAAAGCTACACCATTCCAAGCTTCACTTCCATATCCACCTGGGCTAGATACAGTACCAGTAGCAGAAGCTTCAGTTACTAATTGTTTTGCCTGATTTTCCAATAGCATAGCCATTGTGTTGCGATCAGTTTCGCTTTTAAGACCTTCTAAAAGGCCAGACTTAGACCACTTGGAGCTAAGTTTCTTTGCGTCATCAGCAATTACTTTGTACTGATTAGACGATTCTAATAATTGTTGTACGTTCATTTTAAACGATTTAAGGGTTTTGTTTTTATTTAATAATATTTGCAAGTTTTTGCATTCTAGTAATAACATCATTTGATTCAACGATTGCTTTTCTAGGTGCAACACCAGCTGCTTTAGAAGCAAATCCTAAGGATTCTTTAATTGCTTGTTTTGGAGCAGCAGTTGTTAAAGTAGCGTTCAATGATTCAAATACAACTTTAGCTTCTTTAGCTGTAGTTGCTTTATCAAATGAAGCGATTACTTGTAACTTTTGTGATTCAGATAAATTCTTAGCTTTGAAGATTTTATTAACATAAAGCAACTTAGCATTTAATAAGTTAACTTCATTTAATTCAGCGCGAAGAGTATTGATAGTAGCAATAGCTTCTTTCATTTCTTCTTTTTCTTTTTTGTCTTCTTTTTTAGATTTTTTAGCTTCATCCATAGTTTCTTCTTCTTTGGTTTCATCTAAAGCATCTAATTCAGCTAACAATTCTTCTAAATTGATTTCTTCTTCATCAAGAGATACTTCTTCTTCAGAAGCTTCTTCACCACCCATATCCATTGACATTTCTTCTCCAGCTTCTTCTTCAGCTTCTTCACCACCCATTTCTTGAGCGATTAAGTCTTTGATTAAAGCTTTCAAATCTTCAACAGTCATGTCGGCTACTTCTTCTTCTTCTGTTTCTGTCTCTTCTTCTTCTTCTGTTTCTTCTTCTTCAGCTTCGTTTAATGATTCTTCTTCATCTAATTCAGCTAAAATTTCAGAAAGATCGAATTCTTCTTCTAATTCTTCTTCACCTTCTCCAATAGCATCAGCTTGACTTCTGTCATGTGCTGCTTTATGCCATTGGTCATCAGTGCTGTAAGAATCAGAGCTGTAATCTCTTTCTTCAAGATCTTCTGTGCCTTCTTCGTAAACATCTTCTTCCATATCATTCATCTCGTTTAACTTTGCAGCTAACATAGATTGAAGTTTTGGAGTCAATGCTTCTTCAAGAGCGGCTTTTGCGTTTGCTAACGCTGCTTCGCGAACGGCTTTATCTTAATAGGGGATAAATAATTACCAAGCTATCATGAGGGTAAAAAATGGATAGCTATTGTAGGCTATCCATAAATATATGTAGATATTAAAAACCGCGAATAATTTTTAAACAGCGGCAATCTTTTGTGCTAAACTAATTACTTCTGATGATTTAAATGCTGTTAATCCACCTTCTAACCCAGCTACTACAGTACTATGTGCTTGTGCTGCTCCTAATCCACTGGAAATAGCAGCTGCTGCTAACATAGCAGCATAAACACCATGAGATGTTTTATATAGTGATGAATTTTTATCTGTTACATTTTGCCCAGCATACGTTTTTGGAAATGCTTTTATTAATATATCACCTATAACTTTTAAGTATGTTTCTTCTAATTGGTGACCCCATTTTTTAAGAGCATTACCAACTACAGTACTTTGTTTTTTATCTTTCTGAAATACTCCAGATATTGCATTAACTCCTTTACCTAATAAACTTATTAATCCTGGGGCTCCTGCTATTAACCCTAATGCTAGACCTGCTGCCTCTTCTAGTTCACCGTCTTGTGGAGATGGTTTAACAGTGGATTCACCTGATTGCAGCATTGATAAAGCTTGTTTTAATGCTACTTGAGCATCTTTATCAGCTACCGGATCTAATTGTTCAGTCTCTTCAGTAATAATACCAGCTAATTTTTGCCAGCGTTTTGCTTCTTGTATTAACATAATGGACATACTCCTGTTTGTGAACAAATTATTTCAGTAATAAGTGAATTTACTTTACTATAATCTTTAGTAGCTTTGTATTGCTTACTTTCGTTCATAGTACCTAATTTACCAACTGGGTGCATATATGCCTCAGGAGTGCTAGGTACTGATACTAAATCCCAGCATAATAATTCGAAATCATCTTGTACTTCAACTGTTTCACCTAATTGCTTAACAGAACCCATACCACGTGACGATATACCTAAAGGAATACCAGCGCTAACAAGTTCCATTGCAATTTTACCTGATGGTGTGTTTAGTAATTCAAGGTTACCCATTAAATTATTACCATCCCACCATACTTTTTTAATATTATGTGATACGTTTGATAAGTTAATAACAGATGATTCGGGATGGTCTAATTCACCCATAGCATTGTTTTGTGATACTGGTCCTTTGATATACTTTTCTACTTCACGCATTAATACTTCCTTAGGATAAACACGACCGTTACCATTTTTTGTTTCGGCTTCTTGTAATTTACCAGTAAGCATCATTCTATTGCCTTTACTTTCAGTAAGGGTAAGTTTAGCTATGCTAAAGGGAATATGTTCTATTAATAGTTGTTTCATATTAATTAATTATTTTCATATGAACTTCCGTCTTCAGCACTCATTGCATCACCACCATAAGCTCCTGTTATTTCTTTAATATATTGGCTAATTTGTTCTGCTAAACGTAAACGCGCCTCGGCACTTTCTGTTAATTTATTTAAATCATATTTACCTAAATCAACTTTTGGTGTTGAATGTTTAGGAGTTAATCTATAAAATACAATTCTACCAGTATCTTCATCAAAATCAGTATCCATTTTTACATCATACTGTAATTCTAAAGCTCTAAGAGCATCAGCTGGTAATTCATCCCAGTATCCATATCTTAAAAATCCATCAGGATTAGATTGTAATGTAATTTCTTCTGAGTATTTTTTTAGTGTTGGGTTACTATCAACATAAGTAGCTATTTGTTGAGCTATTTTGCCTGGTGTTTCTCCGGGAAAATCGTTCATACTTACTTCGTTCATAGCAACTTTCTTCATTTTCTCACCAGTAGCATCCATTTTCTTTAATCCACGTACTGTTTTAGCTACTAATGACATTATATCCACACCAGATGTTTTATATTTTTGAGCAGTTGCTTTATCAGAATCTTTTTTAGGTTTTTCAATACCTTTTACTGGTTGCATTCCTCTTTTCTTATCAACTACATTACCCATGTTTTTATCAAGGTATTGCATTTGATGTGCTTTTGGTTGAGCTGATTTTCCTCCAATATATTCTGGTTCATATCCTTCTTCACCAGCCATTAAAGCTGATGTATAATAGATTGGATTTTTCTTTAAATTTTTAATTACTATTTTGGTAGCTTCTTCTTTAGTTAATTCGTGGTCTTTTTCTATTTCATAATCAATACCAATCAATACTTCTTGACCATTTAAATTATTAATTTCACTAAATTGATCATACATTGACTTACTACTTGTGTTAGTCCATTTACCCTTTTCATCAGCTTCAGATAATATACCTTTATTTTTAAGGATTTTAACTGAATCATTAAATGAAGTTACATTGGTAATGTATTGAGGCATTGTCATACGTAAATTACGCATGAAATTAGCTTGTGACATTTTACCTTCTTGTAAATCGATGTATTGTTGTTTAATACTTTTCATTATATATTAATATTATATTTTTATTAATCTCCTGTATATCTTCCGAAAGGTGTATCATATCCACCACCAGGTCCATAGCGATCTTGCCATGCTTGTTTAGCTGCTTCAATTTCTTCTGGTGTTTTTTCTACTGATGGGATAGGTTTTGGGGCATCTTTATATAGTAATTCTAAAGGTTCTCCATCTATTAAAATATTATTAGCCATTAATTTTAAACGTTCGCCATCTCTAGGTAATATTATTTTTCCACCACCAATAAAAGTAGCCAAATTTATCATAGGCATTTTAAATACAGGTTTTCCCTCTATAGTTACCTCAGATCCAGATTTAACTTTACTTTGAAGTGCTCTTAAAGTAGTATCAACATCAATTACTTGATTTTCCATTTCATTAAGTACTTCCTTAATTAATTTACGTAAGTCTTTAACTTTCATCGTAATTTTATTATTTATCTTCCTTGACCGCGATATTTTTTTGGTCTTGGTGTATGTTTATTATATGATTTTTTAGGACTTCCTGTTTTACGTCTGCCAAAAGTAACTTTTCTGGCCTCACTTGATCCTTTTCCTTTAGCCATTATTGGTTAAGATTTTTAATTTTATTATTTAAATGGTTTACCATCTCAGAAATAGCAGATACTGCTTTATTTGTACGATTCCAATATTGAATACCATCACCTTCACTTAATTCTGTTTTCATACGTTGTGTATATTCAACAATACGATCTATTTCTTGTAATTTGCGTTTTACTTCACGAATTGCTTTATGAAGTTGTTCAGCTTTAGTTCTGTATTTAACTTCGTTTTTGAACTTAGAATATGTTACTTCGTTAAGTAATTCTTGTTCAATGATGTCGTTTAGTGATTCGTTCATTTCGTATATTTTTACACCTTTCTTTTTCTTTCCAGTAAGTGTTTTATAATCGTATAATTTAGAATCTGAAGGCATTGTAGTTTCACCTTTAGTTACTTTCCATCCTTGTTTTTTAGCTGCTTTAGTAGCTGCATTTTCGCCTTTGCCTTTAGAAAAAGCGTATGGTGTCATA